TAAATTGGTTTCTGAAAATGATCCAATATTGAAACAAGTCATGCCAAAATTTGATTTTAATTCTGATGTTGATCCAAAAGAGTTGGCAAATAGATTACAAGAAACAGCAAAACAACATCGTGCATTTGGTGTTGCTGCTCCTCAATGTGGGTTGCCATATAGAGTGTTGTCGATGGGTGCTGAAGATGAATATATGACATTATTCAATCCGGAAATTGTAAATTCATCTCAAGAAACCACTCATTTGGATGAAGGATGTTTGTCGTTTCCGTTTCTAATTCTTGGAATTAGTAGATCAAAAACTGTTACAGTTAAGTTTCAAACAGAAACTGGAGAAAATAAAGTCTTTACTTTAGATGGAATGTCTGCTAGAATAGTACAACATGAGATAGACCATTTAAATGGTATAACTTTTGAATCTGTTGCCAAACCTCTAGCATTAAAGATGGGATTAAAAAAGAAGGAGAAGAGAATGAAGCAATGGGCAAAAACTGTTCTTTCACAAAGAATGAATCAACAATAAAAAAGTTTGATTTTTTCGCATATATATATTATAATAATATTGTAATGTTTAATTGAGGTAAATTATGCAGATTAAAATTAGTAAGGAAGAATTAACTAAGAAGAGTCTTTTTATCGGAATGCCATGTTATGGTGGTATGATGACTGGTATGACTGCGAAGAGTCTTCTTGATCTTCAGACAATGTTGGCAAATTATGGAGTTTCCACAAAGTTCTCATTTCTATTTAATGAGAGTTTGATTCAACGTGCAAGAAACTATATTGTAGATGAATTTCTAAATCGTAGTGATTGTACTCATATGATGTTTATTGATGCTGATGTTGCATTTAATCCACAAGATATTATAGCAATGCTTGCCTTGGATAAGGAACTTGTTGGTGGTCCATATCCAAAGAAGTCTGTTGAATGGAAACAACTTTATAAGGCGATCCAGAAGAATCCAAATCTTCCTTTGGAGGAATATGAAAAGTTGACCGGAGCAATGGTATTCAATCCAGTTGGTGGTACTGAACGCTTCTCTGTTACTGATCCTTTGGAAGTTTCTGAAATTGGAACCGGATTCTTTATGGCAAAGCGTGAAATCTTTGAGAAGTTCCAAGCTGCACATCCAGAGTATATGTATAAACCAGATCATGTTGGTCAAGCAAACTTTGATGGTTCTAGAGAAATCTGCTCATTCTTTAATGTTTTCATTGATCCAGAATCTCGCAGAACTCTTTCTGAAGATTATTGCTTCTGTCATCAAGTAAGAAAACTTGGTATTAAGGTTTGGTTATGTCCTTGGATGCAGCTTAGTCATGTTGGAACTTATATCTTCACTGGTAATCTTCCAGCAGTTGCTCAACATTTGGGTGAACTATAAAAAATGAAAGAGTATTCACATTATTATAAAAAAGTCCCATATGACTATGTAGATATTTATAGGGTACTAGAATTATTTAATGTGACGGATCCCTGCATCCAACACGCAATTAAAAAATTGTTGGTTGCAGGAGGTCGTGGTCATAAGGGACTTGAAAAAGATGTAAAAGAGGCTATTGTATCTCTTAATAGAAGAATTGAAATGTGGGAAGAGGAATTGATTGATAATTCAATTGATTCTTTCGATAAAATTTCAAGCGATCATTATTCTACTGGAGATGTTGGCAATATACAATCTACATTTCATATTCAGAGTGATAGTGAAAAATAATTGATAATTGAGGTAATATATAATGAAACTTTCTGTTGAAACGTTAACACTACTGAAGAATTTCTCTACGATTAATTCTGGTATTTTATTTAAGCAAGGAGATACTCTTTCTACAGTATCCCCACAAAAGAATATCTTAGCAGATGCTAAGATTTCAGAAACCATCCCTCAAGATTTTGGAATTTATGATCTAAACAATTTTCTTTCGGTAATCTCTCTATATAAGGATAGTGCAGAATTGGAATTTGATACCAAGCACGTTATTATTAAAGGGGGAATGGATGGAAGATCGAGAATCAAGTATCGGTTTACTGACCCATCTATGATCGTTACTGCTCCGGATAAGCGTCCAAATCTACCTTCAGTGGATGTTACGTTTTCTCTGACTGAAGATGATTTTAATTGGATTTTAAGAACGGCAAATGTTTTAGGATCTCCAAATATTTCTATTGTATCTGATGGACAATCTGTAGATCTTCAGGCATTTGATGTTAATGATGATAGTTCGCATAAAAATTATCTAACCCTTTCTAATGTTCCTTCAAATGGTAATTCATATCGGTTAGTATTTAAAACTGAAAATTTAAAGTTAATTCCAGGAAATTATGAAGTTGAAATTTCATCAAAGGGTATTGCCAAATTCTATGATAGTAATAGAGAATTGACATATTTTATTACCTTAGAAACTTCTAGTTCGTTTAATTAATTGGAGGAATAGATGACTACTGTTGTATCATCCACTTTTGGAACTCTTACTGAAGAACAGCTTCGCATTCTAAAGAATGGAATGAAGGAAATGTCTGATGTTTTTACAATGCAGGAAAGTCAGAGAGAAGTTATTAAAGATATTCTCGACAATCTTTATGAAGAATTAAAAATCCCAAAGAAACTTATTCGTAAGATGGCAAAGACCTACCACAAGAGAAATTTTGAAGAAGTTGTTGCCGAACAAGAAGAATTTGAACTTTTATATGAAGGTATCGTAGCAAAGTCTAAAGAAGTATAATTTTATGATTGACATTGATGCTGTTCTTTTGGATAAAAATAGATTTTTAATTGCCAAAAAGAACGGAATCTTTGTCAAAGCAATCCAAATTAATCACCCAAAAGGATTTTTTATAACGACCGAGCAAGGTCGTTTTTATGGAAATCCTGGGGACTATTTGATTATTGATATTAATGGGGAGCGATATCCATGTGATAAAAATGTCTTTGAACTTAATTATGATATTGTAGAATAATTTTGAGGTCTATATTATGAGTAGAGATGATTTTTTGTGGGCAGAAAAATATCGCCCACAAACAGTGGAAGACTGTATTTTACCAGAATCAATTAAAACTACTCTTCAAGAATATGTTAATAGGAAAGAAATTCCAAATCTAATTCTTGTTGGTAGTTGTGGAACCGGAAAGACTTCTGCTGCGAAAGCAATGTGTGATCAGATTGGGTGTGATCATCTATTTTTAAATGGTTCTTCCGAAAATGGTATTGATACTTTTAGGGTAAAGATTACAAATTACGCATCTTCTGTTTCTTTATCTGGTGGAAAAAAAGTAATCATCATTGATGAAGCGGACTTTTTAACACCAAACTGTTTTGCTGCTTTGCGTGCTGGTATTGAGGAATTTTCAAAGAATTGTACATTTATTCTAACTGGAAATCATAAGAATAAATTTTCCGATGCTATTCAATCAAGATGTGCTGTTATTGATTTTCATGTAAATAAGACAGAAAAGAAGAATTTGTTAACACAATTCTTTAAGCGTGTTTGTAATATCCTTGATATGGAAGGTGTTGAACATGATAAGGAAGCAATTGCATCTTTTATAACTAAGTGGTATCCAGACAATCGTAAGATTCTATCTGAACTACAAAGGTATGGTATTAATGGAAAAATTGATATTGGTATTCTAACTCAAGTTGGAGATCTACAACTAAAAGATCTCATTAACTTCTTGAAAGATAAGGATTTTACTAAAGTTAGGGAATGGGTATCTAATAATTCTGATAATTCTCCAGATTTGATTTATAGGAGGATTTATGATGGACTTTATGATTTTGTCCATCCTGGATATATTCCACAATTGGTCCTAACGGTTGCTAGATATCAATATCAAACAGCATTTGTTGCTGATGTTGAACTTCAACTATTAGCATTTTTTGTTGAAATTATGTCTGAAGGGACTTGGAAGTAATGGCAGATTTATTTGGCGATATCCTTCCTTCTTTATTACAAACAAAGAAATATGCGTTTGGAGATGTTGTTGAAGAAAGGGAATATAATCCTTTTATAGTCAATAAGGCACTTTCAGTTCATATTGATTGTTTGTATTATGTTAATGAGATGAATCATAATCATATTCTTGATAAGAAGTTACATTATGATTTTTATTATCATGGATTAAAATCATTCAAAAGACCTTATCAGAAATGGTTTAAGGTAGAAAAAATGAAATCCTTAGAATTAGTGAAAGAATATTATGGATATTCGGATCATAAAGCAAAGCAAGTACTTTCTCTTTTGACAAAGGAACAGTTGAAATATATTGAAGATAAGTTAGACAAAGGCGGAAAATCCAAATAACATAAATATTAATAATTATATTTTATATTTGGAGAAATATTAGCATGAGTATGGATCTATTTAAAGGTTATGGAGTTCCTATTGAATTAAAAACTGATGATGATTTTTTAAAAGTCAAAGAAACGCTGTCAAGAATTGGTGTCGCATCAAGAAAAGAAAAAGTCCTTTGGCAGAGTTGTCACATTTTACATAAACAAGGATTTTATCACATTTTACACTTTAAAGAATTGTTTCTTTTAGATGGAAGAACTTCCGATCTATCGGAAAATGATATTGCTAGAAGAAACACCATTACCATACTATTGGAACAATGGGAGTTGTTGGAAATTAAAGATAAAAATTTGGTTGAATCTAATGTTGTAGATTTGAGTCAAATTAAAATTTTAACTCACCGAGAAAAAAATGAGTGGATTCTAGAGCAAAAATATTCTATTGGATCTAAGAAAAATTATAACAAAAATATATAAATAGATATTAAAGTCTTCGAGTCCAGATCATGCGAAGTAATAAATAAAAAATCTGGCGTCTAATATAACCGATCCATACGAAAAAGGGATGCTGGCGGCGGAACCAGCAACTACTTTGCCTTCGGGAAAGTATTTTTAATATAATTGTTGGTCAAAATAATTATATATATTCTGCCAAAATTGGGGAATCCCCCCTTGACTTATATTTCAAATTATATTATAATATATGTTTGCTAAAACATTGGAGAATAAAAATGGCTAAGAAGAAAGGTCTTATCTCACCACTAGTAAAGGTAAAGAGTAAAATCAATTCTGACCTATATTACACATCAAAAGATTTTCCGGAAAAAGTTATTGAAGGAAAAACATTCATGGCAGTAAAGAAGGCTCCAACCGATAGAACATTGCGCTATATGTTGAAGGAAAATATGTCATTTGTATCAAACGAATAAATCTGTTTTTTGGTATGAAACAGAGAATGGTTGATTATTATATGGATGTTGCTGAAAGAACAGCACAATTATCATATGCTCAAAAATTGAAAGTTGGTGCGGTTCTGGTTAAGAATGATAATATAATCAGTTTTTCTTGGAATGGAACCCCTCGTGGATGGGATAATGTTTGTGAAAATAAAATTTTTGTGACTGAAGAGGATTCTTCCAATTTAGAATTTTATGAACTATATGAAAAATATCCATATGAACAAAAATCCAACATACTCGCCGATGAGTGGAAGCGATATTATTTAAAAACAAAATCTTGTGTGACTCATGCGGAAGAAGCAATGTTGATGAAGATATCTTCTTCTCATGAGTCTTCCGAGGGTGCTAGTTTATTTTGTACGCATAGTTGTTGTATGAATTGTGCAAAATTGATTTATGGGGCAAAAATAAAAGAATTCTATTATAAGAATGAATATAGAAGTTCTGAAGGTATTGAATTTTTAAAAAAATGTAAAATTAATATAATAAAATTGGGATAAACTATGGAAGAAGACTTAAATAAAATTGAGTTTAGTAAACTTAATTTACAAAAAAACGACATTCTCATTTTAAAAGTTAATGTATATGGACTTGATGAAAAGTCTGCTACAGAAAAACTGTCAGAAGTGAGGAATGATGAATTTGTAAAATATATTGAAGAGCAGGGGAATAAAGTTATTGTATCATATACTGGATTAGATTTTCAAATTTTAAGGACACAAGAAGATGATAAAGTTGTTGCTTATGCTGATGTCTCAATGATGACTGATAATCAAGCTGAAGAATATTTAGACTTGATTAAGTCAAAGTTGTATGATAGTATAGGTGATAAACTGATTTGTGTTCCAACAAAAAATGGATCGCCAGTTTTAAAAATTGAACCCCCACAAACAAAAGAGGAAGAATAATGTCAAATATTAAATGTGTGAAGTTAACTACTGGAGAAGATGTTCTTGCTGATTTTAGCACTAACAATGGACTAGCAACTCTAGAAAATGTTGTTCAAGTAATTATGGTTCCTTCCCGAACTGGGGAACCAAATTTTCAATTCATTCCATTTCCAATCATGTCTAATGATAAAAAGATTGAAATTGAAAATTGTCATATTATGTTTGTTTGTGAACCATCCGAAGATTTTCTAAATCAATATAATAGTATCTTTGGCGCTGGAATTATCGCTCCACAAAAGAAATTGATTGTTTAATCATGAGTGATTTTTATTTAAATGCCAAGCAATATGGGGATAATATTCTCTATACTGGTATTAAAAATGGAAAGAAAATTAGACAAAAAGTTCCATTCAAACCTTCATTATTTGTTCCAACAAATGAAGAATCTCCATACAAAACTCTGTATGGAGATCCCCTAAAAAAACTGAAGTTTGAATCTATCAAAAAAGCAAAAGAATTTGTCTCTCAATTTGAAAGTGTTGGAAACTTTCATGTTTATGGTAATACTCAATATGAATATTGCTTGATTTCTGATATGTTCCAAACAGATATTGAATGGGATTATAATAAAATAAGAATTGCTATTTTTGATATTGAAGTAAATTCAGATCCAGAAACCGGAGGATTTGCTTCTGCTCAAGATACATTCCAACCAATAACATCTATTGCGCTAAAGTTTGTTGGTGAAGAAAAATATTATCTTTTTGGGTATCATGATTTTGATTGTCCCGATAATGTTTATTATATCAAATGTCAAGATGAATGGACTCTTTTAAAGAAGTTTATTGAAATTTGGTCTTTGGAATATCCAGATATTATGTCTGGATGGAATTCTTCTGGGTTTGATATTCCATATCTTATCAATCGTTGCTATAGAATTATTGGTGAGAAAGAAACTAGGAAATTGTCTCCGTGGAATATTATCCATGATAGAAGAACAAAGAAATTTAATCCTAAATTTAATCAGTATGAGGACGAAGTTTCGTATTCAGTTCTTGGTATATCTTCTCTTGATTATCTTGATCTCTATAAAAGATATCAACCAGGCGGTACATCCCAAGAATCTTACAAACTAGACTTCATTGCCGAAGAAGAACTTGGCGAAAATAAAGTTGATTATGATGGTTCTCTCCATAAATTTTATACTGAAGATAAGCAGAAATTTTATGAATATAACGTAAAAGACGTTTATCTGGTTGAAAAGTTGAATGAAAAGTGTAAGTTGTTTGAACTTTGTTTAACCTTGGCATACGATTCAAAAACAAATTATGAAGATGTGTTTAAGCAGACCAGAATGTGGGATTCTTTAATTTATGATTATTTGAGACAAAAGAATATTCAAATTCCACAAAAAGAAGATCGTGAGGATGTTGAA